TTGCTAAGATGTATTTTAACGAAATTATGGCAGGTAGATATGAATCAGCACCAGACGCAACATGTTTTCCAAATGATTCGGCGGACCGTTATGAAGGTATGCTGGTTGTTCGTAGCGAGCTTCGCAGTATGTGTAGCCATCATCACCAACCCGTTACTGGCGTTGCTTATATTGGTATTATTGCGGCTGAGAAACTCATCGGACTTAGCAAGTATACAAGGATCGCTCAGTGGTGTGCCCGTCGAGGTACTCTCCAGGAGGAACTTTGCAATGACATTGCTAGGGAAATCAGCCGAGCAACAAATTCCAAAAACGTAGCAGTATACATTCAAGCAACACACGGTTGCTGTGAGAATCGCGGCATTATGGCACATAGTTCATTAACACAGACAACTGTACTTACTGGTTCATTTAAAACTGATCCAGGTGCTAAGAAAGAGTTTTTTGATAACATTAAATTACAACAGGAGTTTGCCCCAAGATGACGACAGCTAAAGACTTAACTGATCAATTAATTTTCCGTGCAAAGAATTTACAAGAATTTATTGTAGAGAGAGAATTCGATCACATACCAGCAGGTGTGGTTAAATTTGATATACAACATACAGTTGGACATCCAGCACGTATTTTTGTTCCGGCGTTAACGCAAGACGAAGCAGAAACAATGGTTGACGAATGGTTTGAGGAAGATGTAGAATGAAATGGTTTGATAAATGGTTATATACCAAAGTTCGAGATATGTGGGAAAATAGAGACCACTACGATCAAATAAATTCAACAGTATGGTTACAGGATAAACATAAAATGGCAATTGGTATGGGAACAGCGCCAGTAGAACGTGGCCGTGCAGAAGGCGAAGGTCGCATTACATTTGAACTAAGCAATGCAGTTGGTGGTAAGATTCTCAATGTTCGACATTATGATGACCGTAAGGATCGACACGATCAACAAACTTATGTCATTCCCACTGGTGAAAATGTCGGTGAGCGTGTTGCTAAAATTATTAATTTAGAGATGTTCAAACAATGAAAGCCCAAACTCCAGCAGAAGGTATTTTGAAGCAAAACGATTGGGGCGATTCAAAAGTTTATCGAGTTGCTTGCGAATGTTCTAATACAGATTGTGATCACAATGTCTGGGTAGAGTCTGATGATACAGGTATTTCTGTTAACATCTATGTTACTACTAGAACAAACTTTTGGTCAAAGTCACGCTGGACACATATTTGGACATTACTTACCAAAGGGTATATTGATACCGAATCGACTATTTGTTTGAAAGAGCAACAAGCAATTAATTATGCTCAAACTCTTGTAACTGCATCAGCAGACGTTAAAGAGTTTCGTAATACTAGACAAAATAAAGAAGAACGTGCTATAATAACAAAAATGGCAAAAGAACAGGATTGTGTATGAGTAAAATTAAAATAGCGGAACTGTTTTACAGTATCCAAGGTGAAGGACGCTACATGGGCGTCCCGTCTGTGTTTCTGCGTACATTTGGGTGTAACTTTAAATGTGCAGGCTTTGGCATGTCACGTGGTGAATTGAGTATGGAGGCTGCTGGTATTGCAGCCACACATAGTCTAGTTACACCTTTTCAAAAGTATGAAGACTTGCCGCTTGTAAGCACAGGTTGTGACAGCTATGCATCATGGATGCCAGAGTTTAAAGATCTAAGTCCAATGTTAGAAAGTAACGCTATTGTAAATCGTATTATGGAGATACTTCCTCACAAGCGTTGGGAAGATGAGCATCTAGTTATTACAGGTGGTGAACCTTTGCTAGGTTGGCAACGTGCTTATCCAGACTTACTAGATCATCCTAGTATGTGGCGTCTTAGAGAAATTACTTTTGAAACAAACGGTACTCAAAAATTAACTCCAGAATTTGCTTCATATTTGCATACTTGGAAAAGTCATCATGATCAAGACTTTTGGCGTGAGATTACATTTAGTGTAAGTGCTAAACTTCCTTGTAGTGGCGAGAAGTGGGAAGAAGCAATTTGTCCTGAGATCGTATGTGAGTACGAAGAGTATGGTACAGCATATTTAAAATTTGTTATTGCTACAGAACAAGACTTTGCCGATGCAGAACGTGCTACTGAAGAATATCGTAAAGCAGGTTTCACTGGACATGTTTATCTAATGCCAGTTGGCGGTGTAGAAAGTGTGTATGCATTAAACAATCGTAAGGTGGCCGATCTTGCTATGAAACGTGGATGGCGTTATAGTGACAGATTACAAGTGCCACTATTTAAAAATGAGTGGGGTACCTAATGGCAAAATTACTAGTACTCGGATGTGGTAAGAAAGAACGTCCAGGAAATCCTGGAGATACTATTGTTACTGTAGACATTAACGAAAATGTTGGTGCTGATGTAGTACACAACTTAGATGTATTTCCATGGCCGTTTGAGAGTGGTGAGTTTGATGTTGTACATTTAGACAATGTATTAGAACATTTAAACAACATTGTTAAAACAATGGAAGAAATTCATCGCATAACCAAACCAGGTGCTACTGTTACTATTATTGTGCCGTATTTCCGCAGTAAATGGGCCTGCGTTGATCCAACACATGTTCACTTTTTTACAGTAGATACATTGAGCTATTTTGTAAAAGGACATACATATCATGAAAGATATGCATATAGTCCTTGTAAATTTAAAATGCATCGCAAAACATTTAACGAAGGAATTGATCAAACTTGGTTCCAAAAATTGTTAATACCATTTGCTGAATCAAATTTAGAATTTTACGAGAATAAAATTAGTCCAATATTCCCGTTAGAAACATTAACATATCATATGGAAACGATAAAATGATTAAAGACTTTATAAAGAAAATTACTGGAATTAAAGCAATTGAAGATGCAACAGCAATGGCAAAAGCTGAGGCGGCAGTTGCTCAAAAGTTAACAGAACAAAAATTGAAAGAAGCCGCAGACGCAGAAGCCAAAGCAGAGCTTGCCAAATTGACTCCAAAAGAACGTGCTACACGTAAAGGCGAACCTTGGGTTTCCGTTTTGGATACTCATGTAAACAAAGATAATGTAAGAAACGGCTTTTTTGAGCTTGACTGGAACGCTGCTTTTGTAGTACAATTAAAGCAAGAAGGATATGGTTATGACGGTGATCCAGATGAAGAAATTGTGGATCGCTGGTTTAGAGACTTAGCTCGTAACATATTAAGCGATGAAGGTCAGGATGCTTCTAGAGGTGCTGGCTACATTAACGTAAGTAAACTTGCAGACGGAAAAGCAGAGGTAAAATGAAATATATTTTAGTTGATACAGCAAATACGTTCTTTAGAGCGAGACATGTGATTAATGGAAGTGCTGATATCAAACTAGGTATGGCATTCCACATTACTCTCAACAGTATTAAAAAGGCTTGGAATGACTTTGGTGGCAATCACGTAGTGTTCTGCCTCGAGGGTCGTAGCTGGCGCAAAGATCATTATCCCCCGTACAAACGTAATCGTAGCGAGGCACGTGCCGCACATACTGAAAAAGAAGCTGAAGAAGAAACAGTATTTTGGGAAGCGTTTGATACATTTAAAACGTTTATTGCAGAAAAAACAAACTGTACAGTTTTACAACATCAGCAATTAGAAGCAGACGATTTGATTGCTGGCTTCATACAAAGTCATCCAAATGATGATCATATTATCATTTCGACAGATACAGATTTCGTACAATTGATTGCACCCAATGTAAAACAATACAACGGTGTAATGGAAACTACTATTACGCACGAAGGCATATTTGATGCTAAAGGTAAGCGTGTAGTTGATAAGAAAACACAAGAACATAAAGAAATTCCAAATCCAGAATGGTTACTATTCCAAAAATGTATGCGTGGTGACCCCACTGATAATGTGTTTAGTGCGTATCCTAAGGTGCGTGTAAACAAACTACAAGAAGCATACAATGATCGAAAAGACAAGGGCTTCGCGTGGAACAATATGATGTTGCAACGTTGGGTTGACCATAATGGCGAAGAACATCGTGTACTAGAAGACTATGAACGAAATCGTGTACTGATCGATTTGTCTGCACAGCCTAAAGAAATTCGCACAATAATTAACGAAACAATCGACACACAAGCAGTTCCTAAATCTATTGATCAAGTAGGTATTAGACTGCTAAAGTTCTGCAATTTGTATGATTTGAAGAAAATTACTGACAACATTACACAATATGCAGAACCATTCCAATCACGTTACCCTGAGTCAGCGGTAACATGGCGTAAATTACAACAGGAGAAATAAAATGGCAAAACTAAGCAAACTAGCAAAAGTAAATGAATCAATTACAATCAACCGTTACGACAATGGTTGGATGGTAGAAGTTGGCGGTCGTGATAATGACAACGAATGGAAAAATTCTAAGATTGTATGCAATACAGAAGAAGAAGTACTTGCTGTAGTTAAAGAGTACAACGCAATGGAATTAGATAATTAAGGAGTTATCAAATGGCTATTTGGAAACTATCTCCACAATATAAAAAATCGGCCGTAGAAAAAATGTTTTTCTACAAAGAAGGTAAGGTCATCACTATTGAGCAAGGAT